GGGTATTTATCGCGGCGTGAATAGTCGCGGCTATGCTTATGGGAGTGACCCTTACTTTTATAGGGGTTGTTCTTATGGGCAAGGTTTCGCTGTCGATTTTGCCGGCGTCTGTCCTTCCTGTCAGGGTCCAATAGCGCCGCAGTTTATACAGCACTTATCCACAGCCTTATCCACCGGCTAAGTGTTTGATAATATTACGGAAAAGTGAGTTATCCACAGAAATCGGGGTGTATTATTATAAAGAGTGGGAATACAAGTATATAATAACACTACTTAATAACATCTCTTATCTTTTCTTTTCTTACTATACTAAGGATTGGGCTTTAAGCCTTTGATTCTAAAGGGAAAGGTAAAATAGTTGAGAAAGTTGTTGACAGGGGGTGGGGAATTTGAGACAATGCTTTTACTGAACCGGAGATTGAAATGACTAAGATTAAATTTAGAACCCAATTAGGAAGGGAAATATTTAAGCAGAAGTATGCAAAATCCCCCTACCCATCATGGGAAGAGCGTGACAAAATAATAAGAAAGGAGTTGAAAAAAAGAAAAAATGAAGAAAAGAGGACAGAAAGTAAGGCTGAAAAACTCCAAGACTGAAGATTTTGTGACAGTGAAAGTAATCTTGGCAGATTCCCGACAGGGGTATCTTGCATCCGACGCCCAACAGAATTGGGCATGGTACAATCTTAACGAGTGGAGCGAAGTGAAATGATGATCACGAAGAAGTCGATGTTTTCTGGTACGGCACACACTTGGAACCTACCAGTAACGCAGGAACAGTTGGACCGCTGGAGAGGCGGCGAGTTGATTCAAAATGTATTCCCGTTTCTCAGTATTGTGGAGCGTGAGTTCCTGATGACAGGAGCCACACCGGCTGAGTGGGACCATGAATTTGGAGAAGAGCGATGAAAAATGAATGCGGAAAAACACGCCCCGTTGATAACCCATACGAAGTGTGGGAAAACGAGGGTGCCGGCTGGACTTGGCACGTTTTAAAGAAGTACCAGCGCCCCGATAAGGAGGCTGACAACCCCCATGCACGTTGGTTCTGCGCTGTCAAATCCCCATTCACGTTCGGGTCATACGAGATGGGTGATGTATACCGGTCAGAAATTTTAGACCATGCAGTGAGGACAAAATAATGGCTATGGACAAAATCCCATTCAATATAGTGTACCACGATAGGGATAAGAACCTGACGTTGGTGCTGGATAAGGAAAAACTGAGTGTTGATGAGGCCAGTGATCTGGCCCATCAGCTCCTCTATTTTGTCCAAGAAATGGAACAACCCACACGGGCTGAGGAGGGGGCTGACTATGCTGATGCTATGATGGCTCAACATGACGACGACCCCAACCCATATCACGGAGATTATTCTGAAGACTGATGGGGATTATATAAGTCCTGAGTACGGCTCTATCAGTTACAAGACTTTAAACTGCTCACTTTTCAATAACTTACAACCCAATCCTTATATATATGCAACACAAATTTCCACATAGAGGCATTACGAGGGCATTAAAAGCCCTCAGAAATATTGAACATGAGTCCATTGCGACTCGCCGTAACACAGGCAAAATAGAGTTTGAAGAGTTGTTACGCAGAGCCGTAAACAATATCGAGACTATAAAAAGATACGGAAAAAGATTCAAAGAGCAGGGCGACTCTGCTATAATAGAGGCATACAAGATTTACCAGAGGTTGCAGAGACTGAAGAGTGATCCGGCTTATTTCATGGGAAACACCCACAAGTACCCGAATCGCTTTGTCTCTGCTCCGAATGCTAGGCCGGCGGCTGTTAGATGGGATGCCGCCGCGATGATGGCGGTGACTAGGAAATCAGGAGATTTGTTAGGTGGTTGGTGGCGACCCCCCAAAAAACCAATGCCGGTTAAACACTTTACTTACGAGGAAATGAAACGTGAACTCCCATTCTTTGAGATTAGAAAGAAACGCGAAGATGATGCTTAGGTCAGCAGCTCATGAATGCCATGAAATGCAAAATGATATGTATGAAGACTCACTGTTGCCTGACATGGACACAGTATATACCGCCGCAGAAGAAATGCGGCGATTTGCTGATCGGCTGAACCATTGGGCCGATGCTCTGATGAAAGAGTATCGTACCGCCGACTCACTTATGATAGACTTCGACAGTGAGGAACTACGAAATGAGTCATTCAGAACTGCGTGAGCAGTACAAAGCGATAGCTGAAGAGGGTTTAATAGACCCGGAGGAGTTAAAGAAATACTCCAGAATCTCAGATGCACAGCGCCGCGTGATGGACACCGGCGCTTTCATTGATGATGTTCTGGACAGACTGCTCAACGGTACGCATATGCAGGGCATTCAGTTGCCCTTCAGGATGTTTAACAATGTGTTCCGTCTGAGAGCTGAAGAGATCACCATCCTGTCTGGTCAATCAGGGGCCGGCAAGAGTATGATGGCCGGCCAGATTATGTTAAATGCTGTTGATCAGGGGTACAAATGCCTGAGCGTCAGCCTTGAAATGTCGCCGGTGGCTCAGATAGTACGCAAGGTGAGGCAAGCATCGTTACAGGCCAAGCCTGAAATGGATGCGGTGTTGAAATACTACCAGTGGATTGGCGGCAGGATGAAATACTTTGCCCAGCGTGGCTCTGTTGACATCAAGACCCTACTCTCCGTGATTAACTATGCGGCAGAAAGGTACGAGGTTGACTTCATTCTGGTGGACTCCCTGATGACCATGAGTTTCGCCAGTGATGATTGGAATTCTCAGAAGCTGGTGATCTGTGCGTTGGCTAACGCCGCCAGAGATTTAAAGGTACACATTATGCTGGTGTGTCATGCCAGAAAAGGTGATGCGATAAACAGTAGGCTGGACAAATGGAATGGTGTATCAGGCTCATCAGACTTGACCAACAGAGCAGATAATGTTATTCTTCTAGGTAGAGAGTTTGAAAAAGATGGGGCCGATTCTTACATGAGCGTGTGTAAGGCGAGGCATTGGGACGGTGCAGAAATGGATGTGGACTTGAAGTTTGACATGGCATCATTCAATTTCTATATGCCTGACGAGTTCCCACAGCAGTTGGGGATGTCTGAAAAGATCAGACCTAAAGAGGGAGTTGTCGGGGAACTGGAGGCTATGCACCTAAATGAGTAACTGGAAAAATTTTGAGAGGCGTGTCGCTGACAAGGTAGGAGGCCGGCGCATACCAATCACAGGCCGTAAGGGTCTGGACATAGATCATCCGACACTTGATATTGAATGCAAGTATCGGAAACAATTACCGGCTTGGCTCTTCAAGAACGCTTGGAGACAGGCAAATGAGGGGACTGGTATCCCCGTAATCGCAGTCGGTGAGTACAATAGCAGTGATATATTTACCATTGTATCCATCGACACCCTTGTAAAACTTTTAAAAGGAGAGTATGCTAGTGAGTATGATGTTAAGACATCCGATAACCACATTATTTGACAACGCCTTTAATTGGGAAGACTCTTATAAGCAGTCAATGATTCCTGAAGATGGTGCTATATTAGTGCGTCGAGAGTGGGTCGAAAAGAAGTACCGTGTGAAGCATGAAGAAGACGGTACTATTAAATACATACCGTTAATCGAGAAAATAGAGGAGGAGTAGTGAACAAGATCGAAATGGCACTCAAACGACCATTTGAACCTGCGAAGTTAAGATGGCGTAAAGGACCGGGCGGTAAGGAATTAGTTTACATTACAGCCCGTGATGTCATGGATCGGCTCGACCAAGTGGTGGGGGTTTCCGATTGGGAAACCTCTTACCACGAAGTTATGGGCCGTGTTGTCTGTCAGCTAACCCTCTGCATAGAGGGGAAGCACATCACCAAATGTGATGGAGCTGATGACACGGCTATTGAAGGAGCGAAGGGTGCATTAAGTGATGCTCTTAAACGTGCCGCCGTGCAATTTGGTATAGGTCGATACCTGTACCACCCTGCCGCCTTTGATGCGAACCGTAAGCCAGTTATGTGGGCAACCCCAGAGGGTTATGATAAACTTATGGCAGTGCGTGAGGGAAAAGAAATAGAACAATTTAAAAAGGAGCTAGGTGATGGCTGAGTTTAAAACCCCATTGGGATTGGAAGTATTCAAGCAGAAGTATGCCGCAAACCAGTACGAGAGTTGGTCAGACAGGGCGCACGTTATTGTTAATAGCGTGTGCGGTGACCATGATGGTACTAAGAACAACCTGCTGAGTAAGGATGATCGAGATCAGTTGGTGCGGTATATTGAAGACTTCCTGTTTCTACCGGGGGGCAGATACATCTATTATGGTGGCCGCAGGGCTAGGATGTATAACAACTGCTACTTATTCAAAGCCGAACATGACACTAGGGAAGAGTGGGGAGAACTCTGGAAGGACATTGGCACCAGTCTAATGACGGGGGGTGGTATAGGGGTAGACGTATCCGCGTTTCGCCCATCAGGCCGAACGCTAGGGCGCACAGGGGGTGTTTCCTCTGGTCCCATACCATTCCTGTATGCTACCAATGAGGTGGGGAGACAGGTCATGCAGGGTGGGTCAAGACGATCCGCCATGTATGGCTCCCTCAACTGGATGCACGAAGATGCTGAACATTTCCTGACCATAAAGAACTGGCATAATATGCCGGTTCCCGGTTCGGATATATCTATGGCTGAGGCCAAGAAGGCAGACTTCAACTTCCCCTGTCCACTTGATATGATGAACATATCTCTGAACTATGACGATGCGTGGCTGAAAGACCCAATGACTGAGACATTCCACACCAATGTTAAGCAAGCGCTGATGACAGGTGAGCCGGGATTCTCTTTCAACTTTGGGGAGAAACAGGGGGAAACTTTGCGTAATGCTTGTACAGAAATAACAAGTTTTTCCTCGCAAGATGTGTGTAACATAGGCAGTATAAACATGGCGAACATAGACACTTCAGAGGACTTCAAGGATGTTGTCCATCTGGCATCTAAGTTCTTAGTCTGTGGTTTGATTAGAGCTGAAGTACCATCCAAAAAAATTGAGGTGGTGCGGCAACAGAACAGCAGGATAGGTCTTGGCCTGATGGGGATGCACGAATGGTTGCTCAAGCGTAACTACAGGTATGAAATGAACCGCGACCTTATGAGGTGGTTATCAATTTATGAAACGGAATCTGAAAAAGCGGCCAATGAACACTGTGATCGACTCTTTCTCAATAGACCAAAGGGATATAGAGCGATTGCCCCAACAGGAACAATCTCAATATTATGCGGAACCTCCAGCGGTTTGGAAATCATACCGGCTGTGGCGTACAAAAGGCGGTATCTGGTGGATGGAACAAAGTGGAAGTACCAATTCGCAGTTGATGGGACAGCCCAAGCGCTTATTGATGAGGGAGTTAAGCCGGAAAATATAGAGACAGCGTTTGACTTAGCCACTGACCCTGAGCGCAGGATAAAGTTCCAGAGGGATGTGCAAAGGTACGTTGACCACGCTATAAGCTCCACAATAAACCTACCCGCATGGGGGACAGAACTAAACAACGAGGATAAGGTTCCTGAGTTTGCAAAGATGATTCAGAAATATGCTACGGGCCTGAGAGGACTGACATTCTATCCGGATGGGTCTAGGGGTGGTCAGCCTATTGTGCCAGTTCCTTATGAAGAGGCGGCAAGCAAGCGTGGTGTTATCTTTGAAGACAACACAGAATCTCAATGTAGAACTGGTGTATGTGGGATATAACTGTGCATAAAAATAAAGAAGATAAAGCGTCTTACGATGTGGAGTATAACAAAAGACCCTATGTTATTGAGAAGGCGAAAAAACGAACTGAGTCTGGAGCATACAAGGAATATTGGAACAGGCCAGAGGTTAGGGAAAGGAACCGTGCAAGATATAGAACTGAGGAGTACAAGAGTAAGAACGCAGAAAGATGTGGAACTGAAGAGTACAAGATGAAGGCCAGATGGTCTTATATTATGAGGAACTACGGACTATCTAAGGAAGATTTTGAAAGTATGCTTGAGGAGCAACAAAATAAATGTGCTATATGTGGGTTTGAATTTCACGATGAGGGCAAATCAACTAGACCGCACATAGATCATTGCCATGACTCTGGCGATGTTCGGGGCTTACTATGCAATAATTGTAATACTGGTCTAGGCCAGTTCAAAGATAATCCCAGTTTACTACAATCAGCAATCGAGTATTTACAATGATAGAAAAGAACAAACGATGGGTTGAGAAGAGGTATACTAATTGGGTAGCTACCCTACCCTGTGCTAGCTGTGGTCTTGATGACGAGACTACAGTGGCGCACCACCTGAAGCACAGACACTCGCCGCATGGTGGCGGGGGTATTGGAATGAAGGCTAACGATTTCCTGACGATGCCCCTGTGCTTTAGCTGTCACGACAGGGCGCACAATGGTGATGCAGATGTGCTTGATTGGCAAGCTGATCACATATTTAAAACATTGACAACGGCTTTTAACTCAGGCATAATTGGTTATGTGGGTGAGGGTTCTGTATTGGAGCTGTTCCTACAGAAAGGAACACTTCCGAATCAACCCGGAACTAATAAAGAGTGGAGAAAGACTAAACTATTTGGGGAAGATTTAGATGATTGATTCGATAGAAATGGGTGAGGCTTTAGATGCGATAGAGACTGTCGCCCCGGAATATGCCAAAGCTAAAGGTGAGAGGGTTCACCTTGATGACTACCGAAAGGTCCAGCTTGCTATCTTATACAAAGAGGCAGAGGGGCGCACGGTGGCCGACAAGGAGAGCTGGTGCAGGGCGCACCCTGATTATGTAACCGTGATCAAGGGTCACGGCAATGCGGTTGAGAGAGAGGCGGCGCTGTACTGGAAGTTGAAGTTAGCCGAAACTCAGATAGATGTTTGGCGTACAATACAAGCGACTCGCAGAAGCGAGGCGAGAATACTATGAATTCAAACGACCCGATGATGATGTATACCGTCGAGGAGTTGATAGCTGACGATGGAGCGGCATTACTTCATCACAATAACATGGAGGCCATAATGGCTTACGAGCAAGAAGATGGTAGAATAGCTGTATTTGTAAACGATAAGGGCGACAATCAAAGTCGGCCTGATTATACCGGGAGAGGCTTGTTCAACGGGCAGGAGTTTGAGGTTAGCCTGTGGAATAGCACCTCTAAGAGTGGTCTGGAATACATGAGCGGTCGTATCCAGAAGCCTTACAACGGGGGCAGTGCGTCTACTTCAAGCACCACCCACGCTGATGACGTACCATTCTAGTGGTTATAAACTATCCAGACGGGGAAGTCGTCGATCTGTTGTTTGATCGGCGGCTACACTCCTATAAAGTGGAGGACGAGGTGGTGCCTAGCGCCACCAAAGTTCTAAATATCATATCCAAACCCGCTTTAATCCCGTGGGCCTTGAAGGTAGGGGTTGGCTGGCTAGAGAAAAACATCTTCCATGATGAGGATGCGTCTTCATCTAAGACCAATATCTATAAGTCTAAGATTGGTCTTGACGGGATAGTTAAAGGTATTAAATCGGCCTACCGTAGCAAGTCTACAGATGCGCTCAACATAGGAACCATCACCCATGATTGGGTTGAGGGCGCTATCAACTGGAAACTGCATGGTGGGGAGATACCTGAACTACCCAAACAGGAAGAAGCTCTAAACTCTATAGACGCTTTTAAGAGTTGGGTAAGCGAGAACACAGTGGAGTGGTTGTCTTCTGAGGAGAAGCTATACAACCGCAAATACAAGTATGCTGGGACAGTGGACGCTAGGGCTAACATCAATGGTGAGTATTGTGTTATAGATTGGAAGACATCGAAAGCTGTCTACCCTGAATACCACCTACAGGTTGCGGCGTATGCTAAAGCCGCTGAAGATGTACATGGAACCCCAGTGGATGCAACCTATATACTAAGGTGTGATAAGACTACTGGAAAATTTGAAGCTGTTAGATCAACAGAGATAGAAGAAAATTTCCAAGCATTTTTAGCCGCTCTTATTTTACACAGGCGGCTCAAGGCGATACGGTGAGCGATGTATCATTAACCACCATTATGTTGTTTCATTTTGAAGCGGCGATGCAGATGATGGATGATATTTTAACAAACGAACTGGTGAACCCAGATGAACTATATGAAATATTGGAGTATAAGCAGAAGACTTCGGACACTATACAGGAAGAAAGGCTTTGGAAGATGTTACAAGGTTTTCTTGTTGGGGCGAACAGGCTACCGGCTGACGTTATCCCGTTTTCGCCTGAGCTGAGAGGTCCGGATGTAGGAAAGGATTGAGAAACTTATGAAAGAATTACCCTTCAATCAAGCAATGATAGACGAGGCCAGAGAGTGGGCCGCCAGTCTTGGCAGCATTAAGAATTCCATTACAAAAGGTAAGGGAAATGTCAGCGGCCGGATCGGAGAATTGGCGGTTTCTCAGTTTATCGGTGCCAAAATAACGGATAGTAGGAACTTCGATCTGGATTGGAAAGGTGAACACATAGAGGTGAAGACAAAGCGGCGAGTCGTAAAGCCTAAGCCAGACTACGAGGTGTCTGTTGCTATGACTAGCACACACCAGAAGCCAGACAGGTATGTGTTTGTTAGCTTGGAGTTTGCTAGCCGTGAGCCGTCGAAACACACGGCTAACTACTTTGATCTACAGAAGGTGTGGTTGTGCGGGGATAAGAAGACTGAAGACTACTTCTCTGAGGGGAGGCTGATGAAGAAGGGGAAGAAGGATAAGTCTAACGGTTTTGTTGTCAGGACAGACATGATTAACCTGCGGATGGATGAGCTTGATCAATCCTTCTAAAGAACTGGAGGAGAAGTGGGCTAAGGATCGGTGCTATCACTTCGCACGTTTCTGTTGGGTCCATAGAAATAAAATAGCCCCAAAGAGTAAACTCACTTGGGGCCAAGTGTTCGAGCGTAACGAGGGGATTAGCTTACATCATTACGCGAATTTAAAAATGAAAGAGAAGTTACACAGCCGGCAGGGAAACAGGTAACTGAATACCCTATCGGCTTTTCTTTTTTCTTGTGTTCTTCAGTGAAGTCATCGAAGTCTAAGGTGTTACAAATCTTCAACACCTTGTCGTCTTGGTATTCAAGCCAGCCGACAGAATAGAATGTAGGTAGGTGGCAGTCTTCAGCTACCACCCACCCGTCATCAGATATAATGTCAACCCATTCTACTAGAACAAGTTCCCTGACTTTCGTTTTTTCCCATGCGTTGTCAACGGGCCGGGTAGTATCCAGCCCAGTAGCATTGGTACTACAAAGATTAAGACTAGTAACCATCCACCCATCTCCACCAAAGAACCCAGCAAATCAAAGAAGTTTGCGGGGGCTTCCTGAACAACTGTGTCAGCATTGATCTCAGACGCCTGTGCTGTCGGAACCGCAGTTAGAGCAGAGACAGTCGCAGCCGTCACTCCCCCTAGCACCGCTGGAGCAACAAGCGCAGCCGGCACTAAGGCAGTCGTCGCACCGACAATGGCGCTCGTCGCTAATCCGGTCTTCAAGTGCTGGCACCCTGTCAAACTACAGGCGGCGGCGATGACCACCAGCCAGTAGCCCAGCCGATTGCCCACAGAATTACGAGCGCTCCCGCGCATACTAAAAATTTCTTCCTCTTTGATAATGCTTTCCATTTTTCCATGATCTCTCCTAAGATAATTCTTGATTAAGTTTATGAACTTCGTCAGATACTTTGGACGTAAATATAAAGGGAAACAGCCCATGAACCACAGCAGTCAACGACAAAAGAAACAACTTCAAAGCAAGCCCCCACGCAAAATGTAGATGTCTCCCCCATGATAAATTTATATCCTTTAAATGTTTCATAATACTTTCGCTACCACAATGTTTCCCTCTTTGTTTGTCTTTAATTCTACTGTACGTTTCTCGCAAGTGAATCGGGTTTTCCCTGATGCCGTGTCTTTCCATCCATTTCTTTTCAGAGTACGTTTCATACTTAGACATCCAGACATCCCCATCTCTACCCACTCGCCAGAGTCGTTCTCATAATGACCCATCCATTCCTTTAGGTTATCGTTCATGTACAGCAGTAGGACAAACATAACTTCCATTAGTGTGCCGCCCCATTGCCGAATTTAATTTGTGCCACCTTATCCTTTAGTATCTCCACCTTCTTCTCCAGAGCTTCTATTCTCTGTCGGTAGAAGTCAAGGGTAAGCGCCTGTTGCCTGTCGAAAGGAGCATTGCCATCCTCAATATTTTTTAATAGCTTTTCAAATTCGCCAGACAGATGCTCTATAAGCATAAATTGTTCCGCGTCAGCCGGAAGAGCGCCAAGTTCTCCTCTGGGCCATTTTTCTGTGAAGGTCGAGTTCTTAGTAACATCAGCTTGCATGAGTATCTGGTTTGTCTCAACTACATTCAGCCTCTCAAGTATCCCAAAGTAACCCCATGCGCCTACACAAACTGTACCAATTAAACCTATAAGGTTTCTTATAGGCATTCCAACGCTGGTTTTATCGCTTAGACTGACATCATCCGCCACTACTTAACCACCTTGTAAACAACGAGCCACCTATACCTGATAACCCCACAGTAGCCAAGACTACACCAATGCCTATACCCCTTGTGCGTTCTAGTTGCTGGTCGAGCTTATCCAGCCTGTCGTTCTGTTCTCGCACCATAGTCTCAAGGCTATCGACCTTCTGGATTAGTTTTCCAATCTCAAGATCGCTAACCTCGCTCATAATTCGTCCCCTAAAACATCTTCATGCCTGTCTGATCTGTTTGCTGTCCTGTCATCAGACCAGAGTACCGGGCCACCTGAGAATATGAGGCAAG